GGAGCATGACTTCTCGGACTGCCTCTATCGCGGCCTCGTCCTGTGGAAAGACAAGACCACAGCCGAGGATATGTACCGCGACAACCCCAAGGCTCTGGAGACCATAAACAGCACGTTCGACAATGCCCGGGCTGGGGAAAGCTACGACGACAAGCCCCGCAGCCAGTGGGTCGATGCGAGCCGGAAGCGCATCCGTATCGTCCAGATCTGGTGGAAGGAGATGGGCGATGTGATGTGGGCTGAGTTCGTTCAGGGCGGAATCCTTGACGGTGGCCCGAGTCCGTTCTCGGACGACAACGGCGATCCGTGCGACAACTTCATCTGGTCATCGTGCTACGTCGATCGGGATAATAACCGTCACGGCATCGTCCGGGACATGATCGACCCGCAGGACGAGGTCAACAAACGCCGCTCCAAATCGCTGCACCTCCTGACCATGCGTCAGGTTGTGGCGGATGAGGGCGCGGTTCAGGACGTCGAGAAGGCCAAACGGCAGATCGCGCGGCCCGATGGCTGGATCACCAAGACGCCGGGTCTGGAACTGGAGATTGTCCAGAACCAGGACTTGTCGTCAGGCCAGATGGCGCTGCTTCAGCACGCGACGGCTGAACTCGAGAAGATGGGGCCTGACGAGAGCCTATCTGGCCGTGGGGCTGCGACCTCAGGCCGTGACAGGCAGGCCCAGCAGCAAGCCGCCATGATCGCCCCCGGGGCCATTATGGACGATCTGATGTGGCTGGACGCCCGCTGCTACAACCTCGCCTGGACGACGGTACAGAAATACTGGACGGCGCCTCAGTTCATCCGGGTCACGGATAACGAGGATGCTCCGAAGTTCGTAGGCCTCAATGAGCCGATGATCGACCAGGCTACGGGCCAGATGGTCGAGATGCGGAACAAGCCGGCAGAGATCGACGTCGACATCATCATTCAGCCTGCGCCCGATACTGTGGCGATCGAGCAGGAAGTCTGGACCGACTTCGTGACCCTGCTGCCGACGCTGGTGAACATGCCGCCGCACCTGCAGGAGTTCTCGGTTGAACTCTCGCCGCTGCCGTCGTCACGCAAGCGGGTGCTGATCGAGAAGCTGAAGACGGTCGTTCAGCAACAGCCGCCTGATCCGATGCAGGTCCGGGCTGTGGAGGCTGAGGTCAAGGGCAAGGAAGCGACGGCTGCCAAGACGATGGCTGAAGCACAGAAGCTGCTGATGCCGGAAGCGCAAAAGCAGGCCGATCCGTTCGAGGTGCAGAAGGCGCAGGCCGAGAATCAAATCAAGGCTGGCGAACTCACACTGCAGGCGCAGGAACAACAACTGAAGGGCCGCGAGCTTTCGCTTAAGGAAGCGGAGCTCCAGCTCAAGGCCGATGAGATGGCCTCCAACGAGCGGATCGAGATGGCGCGTCTTGCTGATGCGGCAGACGCTCGCCAGCAGGAGCGTGAGCGCGCCTTCATGGAAGCGGCTCGCACGGCTCAGGAATCGGCCAGCGCTGCACAGGCGCAGCCCGCACAGGCAGCAGAGCCCCAAGCCCAGCAGCCGGATCGTGGAATGGAAGCGGTCGGCATGGGCCTTCAGGCGATTGCCGAGGTCATGGGCCGCCCGAAGCAGGTTCAGCGTGGACCTAACGGCGAAGTCACAGGGATAGGCTAATGTCCAAGGGCAATACGTTTGAGAACGATTTGCTGTTGCTGGTGTTTAACAACACCGCAGCGGCGTTGATCGGTGATGCATCTGGCCTGCAGCCGTCAGCCACGGCGGGTTCGCTGTATGTCTCGCTGCATACCAGCGATCCGGGCGAAGCCGGAAACCAGACGACCAACGAATGCGCCTACACGAGCTATGCGCGTGTCGCTGTGGCGCGCTCCGGGGCTGGCTGGACGGTGTCGACTAACGCGGTCACGAACGCGGCGCTAGTCCAGTTCCCGCAATGCACGGGTGGTTCGGAGACGGCTACTCACTTCGCGATCGGCACGGCATCGAGCGGCGCGGGCAAGGTGCTGTACAAGGGTGCGCTGTCAGCCAGCCTTGCCATTTCGTCAGGAATTCAGCCGCAGTTCGGCGCCGGGGACTTGGACGGCAGCGAAGATTGAGGACTGAGCGTGGCAGGCTTCCGTAACCTTCGCGCTTGGGCTGGTGCTGAAGACCTCGGCCAGTTCCACATTACGAGCTTCCGCAAGGCGGTGTCGTCAGCGGCGACGACGACTAGCGCATGGATTGACTACAGCTACTTCCCGGGCTCGCCGGTCGCCAACTTCTACGCATCTTCGCCGCTTGAAGCTGCCGAGCTGGAAACCTCGCGCGGCATTTACGTGCCGACGGTTGCTCCGGCAACGCAGTGGCTGCGCAATCTCAAGCTGATGAGTGGGGCGAGCAGCGCGACGAGCACGACAAACGGACGCCAGCAAATCGTGCTGGCAGATATTCTGCTCTACTACCCGTTCATCGATACGGACGCGGTGGGTGAACAGCAGGACATGGTCAACACGGCGACGATCCCTCGCTATACGAGCGGGCGGGTGATCGCGGTGGGCCAGTCGGCATCTTCGACCTTGGGCCGGTTCACCTTTAGCTACACCAATCAGGACGGGGTCGCAGGTCGGACGAGCCAGAACCACTTCACTTTCGTGGTGGCTGGCGGCGGGCAGGTCGTGGCCTCAAGCGTCCAGAGCGCGGCGAGCTATCATCCGTACCTGGCGCTTCAGGCTGGAGACAGCGGCGTGAAGTCGATCGAGAGCGTGACCTTCACGGCGGGCGGCGGCGGGCTGATGGCTTTGGTCATCGTTCAGCCCTTGCTGGAGTGCTTCGTCACGCAGGAAAGCCGCAGGACGACGAGCGGCAACCTTGAGACTTATGGGGCGTGCAATGAGTTCGCCTCGGTGATCCACCACAGGCCCCGCCAGATCAAAGATGGCGCGGTCATCAACCTATTCGCAGCCGGCCACGCTGGCAGCCTTGCTTCGTCGATACTGGCGGGCGTTCTCGAAACAACGTGGAACTGACGGATGGGATTTTCGAGCCAAGACGACCTGATCTCCCAGCTCACCACGAACGGCAAATATGGCAACGTCTTCTATAACAAGACGCTGGCGTCTGCGGGCACGGCGGGTCACTGGACGCTGCTTGCGGGCCATGCGGGCACGCCTGCAGCTGCGACGTTCGCCGGATCTGATCTCACCTATGTGGCGACCGATGACACATGGTCAGAGGGTGCGCCTTACCATGGCGGCGATGTCTCGACGGCGACAAAGCACTTTCTGAGCGCTGGTGCGGCGGTTGTAGCTGCTGCGGGTGCGCCCTGGTATCTGATGGCGATCGACCTCGTGGGCTATGTGCCCCTCTCGGGCGCGAACGTTTCTTCGACCGGCACAAAGACCGTGACCATGACCGCGCTGGGATCTGGCGGGGGCACGGGCGATCGGTATCCGAATGGCGAAGGCCTCCGCCTGTTCGTGGCGGCGGATACGGCGCTGGGCGCTAACGCGCCGACCAGCATCGTGAACTATCTCGACACGGGCGGCGGGGCAGGGGCGACCACAACATTTACCTCGACCGCCTCTCTTGGTTTTGGCCAGCTGTTGAACTCGGGGACCGCGCCGAACAAATACAACCCGTTCCTGCCCCTTGCTACGGGCGACACGGGCGTCTCGGACATCGTCTCGCTGGTCTGGGCGGGTACGGCTCACGCTTCGGGAACCGTAATCATCGGACTCTGCAAGCCGCTGTGGACGATTCCGATCCCTGCGACAGGCCTCTACACCAAGCTCGACTTCGTCAACGCGTTCCCTTCGCTGCCCCGGATCAGGGATGGCGCGAATATCCAGTTCCTCATGTTCCAGACCGGCGCCACGACTTCCGCCGGCACGATCATGGCTGACTTTGACTGGGGCTATGGCGGCTAATGGCTCTGCTTCAGAACGGCTACCGGGATGCCTCGGCTGGCGTTCGCATATTCGGGGCCACGGCAAGTAACAACGCTTACCCGTCGGCGCTGCAAAGGAACAACGACCAGACCGGACCAAAGCGGAACATTTTCACGGCGGAAGGGTATTCGGCAAAGGCGGGCATCCCCGCTGGTCACCTGCATCCCTCAAGCTGGGTTCTGCCGCAGAAGGCGGGCGGGCTATCCAGCCATAGCGAGTCGATCGGCGTTGCGAGCTGGTCAGGCTCAATCGCAGCAGGCCGGAATATCGCGGCGACCTTTGCTGGCGCTGCCACGTTCACGGGCGTTGGACAGCTTGTCGTCTCGGGTGTTGGCTCCTTCGCGGGCGTCGCAGCCTTCGCAGGCAACGTCACGGCTGCGCTTGGAGCGACAGGGACATTCGCAGGGGCTGCAAGCTGGTCGGGTTCGACCACGGCAATTGCGCACGCGGTTGGGTCATTTGCTGGTGTCGCGTCGTTCGAAGCGATCCGGTACGCGACGGGATCAATTGCGGGATCATTCGCCCCGGCCGTCACGCTGGAGGCTGCGGGCTTCTCGAGCTACCTGCTGGATCAGGAGGACGTTGAAAGCGGCCTGACGCTGAGACAGGCGCTGCGGCTAGTAACAGCTGCGACGGCTGGCAAGATCAGCGGCGGGGGAACGTCGACGGTCACAATTCGGAACGCGGTGGCAGACGCGATCGACCGCATCACGGCGGACGTCGATTCTGCGGGCAATAGAACCGCCATTACCTACGACCTCGACTGATGGCTAACTTCTTCTCAGCCGAGTATTTCGCAGCCCTCTACTTCAAGGCGATGGGCGGTCAGGAAACTGACGCTGATCCCAACGCGATATCAGGTAGCTTTTCGGGCGCTGCGACATTCACCGCGGCACTGACCGCTACAGTAACAATTCTCGCGGATGACGGCAGCCCGGCGCAACGTCCGGCTCGTCCCGAAGAGATCAGGAAGTACCGCGAACAGCGGGATAGAGCTGAACGGGCGCTGCGCGAGCACGCCGACCGTCTGGCTGGATGGAAAGCCCCGCAGGAGGAGCGGGCAGCCCCTGTCACGCCGCCTCTGGAGCTTGTTGAGCTTCCGGCAGCTGCCGAGGTCCCGAGCGACCCATGGCGGCTGCCTGAGCCGATTGCGACACCGCCAGCGAAGCCCGCGCGGCAGACACGGCGCGCACCGGTTGAGACGGTTGATGTAGCGGCCATAGAGGCGGCGCTGGCTGCGGAACGTGCGTTCGTAGCTCTACAGCGTGAGGCCCAACTACAGGCGACGATCCAAGCTGCCGAGATTGAAGCGGCGCGCCGCCGCGAGGAAGAAGCAATTATCGTGCTGCTTTTGGCGGCCTGAGCTAGCAAACGGAGGCGGATTCAGGTAGGTTTCGGGGATGGAAAACTTACGACACGTCGGCCCAAAAGCGGAGCCTGAAACGGTTGACGAATACCTTGTCCGGCTGCGCGAGAGTTCGCGCGGGGCGGTAGTCCGCATCATATCTGCCGAGCTTGCAAAGGGCGGCGAAATTGCGAGCAGGGATGCCGACACGGGAAGCCTGCTCCGGGCGATCACGGATGACGTGACCGCCAATGCAGGCGTGCTTACCCACGACGAATGGTTTTCTCTGGTCTTCGAACTCGGTTCGTATTTCCGTGACGAATGGAGCTTCGAATGAACGAGCAATGGACGCCAGAGCAGATCAAGGCGCTGATTGCGGAAGCACGGGAGCCGTTTTCGCAACAGGCCATGAAATACGTGAAGCTGCTGAGCGACAGACAGCAGCAGCACGAATTGAAGGTGGCTGCGAAATTCTACGGCGGTCCAGCCGGCGGGAGCATGAAGGACTGATGAGCGCGCCAACAGTGGACGAGTTTGCGGAAGCTGTTCGTGAGCTTCTTGAGTACGCAGACGGCATGAGCCTCAAGACTGGCGTCAGGTTTGATAAACTGTTGCTTCGCCACGAATTGGGCAAGCCCGAGCCCGATCAGGCCGCAGTGAAGAGGCTGACCGAAGAGATCGCTTTCGCTGAGAACTACGGGAAGCAAGACTGATGAGCGCCTCCGATACCAAGGTATTCGAACACTGGTCTGAAGATGGAAAAACATCGTTGCAGGTGTTTTCCCATGAGGATGGTCGCGTGGAGGTTGCCCTTCAGCGCAATGGCGTCGGCGCTGAGATCGAAGTAGGCGACTTTGCAGTTGACGAACTGATTGCAGCTCTGATGCGTGCTGGTTCGCAGTGGAGTCGAGACACGATCGCGAAGACCATTCAGTCTGGACGGGCGCCAATAGCGATCAACAGGATTGTGGTTCGTGGCGCTAAGGTGAACGAAGACTAGGGCAGCTGCCGCAACTCAAATTCACAGCATGCAAGAGCCCCGCTGTGCAACCCGGCGGGGCTTTTTCACATCAAAGAACACGAAGGCCTCGCTCAACAGCGGGGCCTTTTTCGTAGCCGCCGCCGGGCTCAACGGGCGTGACACGGGCCGCCGCCGTTAACGGGCGCACATGCCGCCGCCGGGCTCCGGGCGAAGTCGTGACGCCAACGCAATTCGAAAGGGCGCCTTTATGAGCACTGACCGAACCTCGATGGATGACCTGCTGTCTCGTCGCGTAGTCGATGAGCGGGAAAAGAGCCCGGATGATGCGCCGAGCGGTTCAATTGCGGAGAGCAATGAGCCCGAAGCCTTCACCGATACCGAAGCTCTCCCTGCTGGCGATGCGCAACCCGCTGCAAAAGCGGAACAGCCTGCCAAGACCGACGCCGAACCGGCCAAGCCCGCTGCGCAAGCAGACGCGGACGACACCGGAACGGAAACCAAGGGCTTGCCTCGCGCCTTCCATGCGCGCGTCAAGGCTGCGGATGAACGCAAACGCCTCGCAGAAGAACGCGCCACAACGCTGGAGCGGGAAAACGCGGAGCTACGCCGTCGCTACGAGCAGGGACAGCAACAGCCCGAAGCCTACCAGGACGATACCGATCAAGGTCAGCCGGAGATCAACGTAGATCCCCAGCTGCATGCAACCCGCCTCTACTATTCAGAGCGTGAAGCAAACCGCGATTTCGGCGCCGAACAGGTGGCTGAGGCCAAGGCATGGGGTCAGGATATCTGCGCGACCAACCCGCAATTCAACGCGGCGGTCTTCCAGCATCCCGATCCGATCCGATTCGTCATCGAGCAGTTCCGTAAGGTTCAGGTCGAACAGCAGCTCGCAGAGCATGGCTGGGACCTCGACAAGCTGGTGAAAGCCCGCGCAGGCGCTCTTCAGACCCAACCCGCACCGGCAACTGCGCCGGCAGCGTCACACACCGCCCAACCCACCCAGCCTCAGCCTCGCATGCCGAATGATTTCGCTTCGTCGAACTCAGGCGGCGGGCGCGTGAACGGCGACAACGCCGGACCCACGCCGCTCAGCGAACTTCTCAGCGTCAACGCGAGACGGCGTTAACCCGGCACTGCCGGCCGCTGTCTCATCCCAACATCATGGAGAATGACCCATGGCCGATACCAGGCCAGCGACCGGCATGAATCCCACCCAGTGGGACGACAAGTACAACCGCGAGTATTTCCAGGAGAACCCCTTCACCGCCGTAATGGGCACCGGGCCGAACTCGATCATCCAGATCAAGGAGGATTTCTCCAAGGGCAAGGGTGACAACATGACCGTCAACCTCGTTGGACGCATGTCCGACGATGACGGCGTGGAAGGCACCGACATGCTTGAGGGGAACGAGGAGGAGATGGATACCCGCTCCTTCAACTTCACCATCAACAAGCGCCGCAAGGCGATCCGCATCCCGGAGATGTCGGAATATCGTTCCTCGATCAACCTGCGCGACGCCGCCCGCGACGTCCTCATGGACTGGTCGCAGGAGAACACCAAGAAGCGCATCATCACGGCGCTGGGCTCGATCAACGGGGTCACGTACGCCTCGGCCTCGGAAGCCCAGAAGGACGCCTGGCTGGTGGACAACGCTGACCGCGTCCAATTCGGCAAGCTGCGCTCTAACGGCGTGTCGAACGATCACTCGACAGCCCTCGCCACCATCGACAATACCGATGACAAGGCGACGGCAGCGCTGGTCAGCACGCTCAAGCGCCTTGCGCTCGCGCGCCGCACAACGGCCGGCAAGCGGAAGATCCGTCCGATCCGGGTTGAAGGTCAGAACCGCCGTTACTTCAAGCTGTACTGTGGCCCACGCGCGTTCCGCGACCTGTCGAATGACGCAACCATCATTCAGGCCCAGCGCGAAGTCACTCTGGCGCAAGAGAACAACCGCCTGTTCCAAGGCGGCGACCTTCTCTGGAACGGTGTCATCATCCACGAAGTCGATGATATCGAAGCTCTGACCGGCGTCGGCAACGGCGGCATCGACGTCGAGCCGATGTGGCTCTGTGGCGCTCAAGCCCTTGTCTACGGCATCGGCAAGCGCTGGAAGTCCAAGACCAAAGAGTTCGACTATGGCGACAAGTTCGGCGTCGCGATGGAAGAAATCTGCGGCATCCACAAGTCGCGCTACGGCTCGGGCGCCGACGACACCAGCGATCTCGTCGATCACGGTGTTGTCTCTGCGTACGTTGCCGCGGTTGGCGACGCCTAATCCCTGACCTCAACAACACAATCATGAAAGGCTAGGGAACAATGGCTTTCCCAACTGTCGACTACGATCTGTCCAACCGGACGGACGTGCCCTCCAGTCTCGGGGGCAAGGCGATCCAGATGGTTCGCTTTTCCAAATCGATCACGACGGCCATGTTGGCTGTCGGCATCGTCACCAAGCTCGGTGAACTTCCGACTGGCTCCCGCATCGTCGGTGGCTATCTGGAAGTTCCCGACCTTGATTCCAACGGTTCCCCGACGCTTACGATCGGCATCGGCTACCGCGCCACGACGACGACGGACGACGATGTCGACGGCATCCTCGATGCGGTGACGACGGGTCAGGCGGGTGGTCTCAACACCACCTTCCTGACAGCCGGTGTTGATCGTCAGTTCGCCTACGACACAGACATCACGTTCACCGCGGAAGCTGGTGCGGCGACAGCCGTTGCCGGCACTGTGGTTCTGGTGCTGTTCGTGGTGCTCCCGTAATGCGGGCGCGGTTCAAGGGTGACCCGAACCGCAATGGAGAGGGGCCGGAGGTTCTAGAAGCCTTCGGCCTCACCTTCCTCAAAGGCGCCTGGGTCGGGGTCGATGACCTCGACCCGGTGTCGCTGAGAAAGCTTCAAGGCAATTCGCATTTTGAAGTGTCCGAAGGCAAGGCTGCCAAGGGGCAGGCTGGCACATCTGCTGCTCCGGCTTCTGCCGCGGCGCCGGCCAAGCGTGGCCGCAGAGCTGCTGCCATTGATACCCTTCAGAGCAGAGAGCCAGCTGCGACCAAGCCATCAATCGCTGACGCACCGTCGAAGTCGGAAGACGAAGACTGGGGCGATCTGGACCCGGAGGCATAAATGGCTGACGCGTCACTGGCGACCCTGCGGAACCGTGTTCTGCAAAAGCTCAAGGTTCTGGCAGGGGCAGATACGGCCAATGCCGAGGATACCGCGCTGGTCGAGGGTGTCATCGCGTCAGTGAACGAGAAGTTGCGGGACAAGTCGATCTGCTACTGGCCGGATTCGGCTACTCCGCAGGCCGTGCTTGAAGACCTTGCGGCCTATGTCGCCTGCCACTGCGCTGAAGATTTCATGAGCGATGGCGAGGCGACGGCATTCCGCCAGAAGAACGAGGATCGGGCTGAGGCTCAGCTTCGCCGGCTGACTTCGAGCAATGAGCGTGTCGACCGCCCGACGCGGGCAGATTTCTACTGATGCGCGCAGCCCTTGCTACCTCGGCAGCGTCGGCCCTTGTTCTGGGCCTGCCGGCAAAGCGATGCCACAATGTCTATGTGGAGCCTAATCCTAACGACCCTGTGCGCAAGATCGCGCTGGTAGAGGCTCCAGGAACGCTGGCGCGAGAGGATTTCGCAGGCGCGGTGCGCGGTATGTGGCAGGCGGATGGCCATGCTTCTGGCAAAGTCCTGATCGCGCAGGGAACGACGCTTTCGACGTTCGATCCGGCCACCAATACAGATAGTTCGCTCACCGGATCGATCGCAGGCACAGACTGGGGCGATTTCGCCTTCACGGAGACGGAAGGGTTTGGCCTGTTCAATGGTCAGCCGTACGTTTCGGATGGGACAACCATTCGTCGGGCCAGCGACGGACTGCAGGATGATCCGAACCTTGTCATCGGCTCAACGCCTGCCAACGTCGCCACGGGAGCCTTCGACTATTCAATAGCGGGCGTTGCCTATTCCAAGGGCGCTGTAGTCGCTGGAACGGCTCCGGGCAATGATGTTGTGCCCCTCGGTCTTTATGGAGCTGTGGCGCTGGATATCGATGCGGCCGGGACCATCACGGCGATTGAGGCTCCGGCCAACGCGACGGGTTATGCCACTGCCGTCCTGGCTGCTGCTGCGCTGCCAACGGTCGTCAGCACGCGGGTGCGGATTGGGTATGTCACGGCGTCCAAATCTGACGGCACATTCACGTTCGGGACTACGTCCTTAGCTGCAGCTAACACGACGGTCGCTTATACGGACAGCGCGACGAATACGGGCTTTGCTGATCTGCTGACGGATGCAGATGTTGCAAGCTTCACCAGTGTCGACGCCTTGGGCCAGCGCGGGCTACTGACTTTCGGGCCGCGCTTTGCCTTCACCGATGTGCTGAACGTCACGTCAATTTCTGCGCTGAACTATTATACGGCGGAAAGCAGCCCGGATACGCTGATTGCCGGACGTGTGGTGGGCGAGCTTTACTACCTCTTCGGCTCGCAGACGATCGAGCCATGGGCTCAGACGGGAAATTCTGACGATCCGTTCTCGCTCCAGCCGGGCATGACGCAGCAAGTTGGCTGCTTCTGCCGGGACGGGATCATTCGCGCCGACAACACGCTGTTCTTCATTGACGAGGCTGGGAACCCTCGCCGGCTGGGACAGGGTTCCAGCCCGATCCTGAACCCCGAAGATCCGTGGGTCAGTGACCTGCTTCGCTTGGCCGGCGCCGAGAATATCCGCGGGATCATGTATCAGGATCGCGCTCACGTTTTCGTCGGCTGGCGCACGCCAATTGGGACTGTGATCTACGACGTGCTGACCCAGCAATGGCATACCCGGGGAACGCTCAATTCTGACACATGGCGTTACACAGCCATCGTTACGGCAGGAACGCGAACATTTGTGGCAGATGCTGACGGTATCTTCGACGAACTGTCACGCGATTACACGTCCGAACACATGGCGGATGCCTCGACCATGGGAACCGAGATCGTTCGCGAGTTCACGGCCATTGCGCCCGCGCTTCCGAACCGGATCGCAATCAACACGGTAAGGCTTGAGAGCGCCAAGGGTGTTGGCCTGGCCGCAGGGCAGGGCTCGGACCCCATCGTTCGCATGCGCTTCTCTGTCGATGGCGGCAACACATGGTCGCCTTGGCGTGATCGTCCCCTCGGGGTTCAGGGCCGATATGATCAGCCGACGATCTGGCGCCGCTGTGGCCGGGCAGGACGCCAAGACATGGTGTTTTGGTTCTCCAAGTCCGACCCGGTGAAGGAAGCCTATCTCGGCGTGGTCATCAATGAGGATGAAGCCGCGTGACCAACAAGCAGCTAGCCGCAGCTCGCCGCGCTATGAACCGCTTTCCGTCGTACCGGATCGAGAAGAGCGGCGAGATGCTGACACCTTATCGCGGTTCAGTCGCGGGACCCCCTGTGACCGTGACGGACACGATGACGGAAAGCGAAGTCGTTCAGACGCTAATGGCAAGCTGCGCGACCCTCGATGACTGAGCAAAGACAGGCGCCGCAGCCGCCGCCGCAGCCTTGGTTTGATCCGAAGACGGGTAACGCCACCGAGGCGTTCCGGCGTTATCTGCTGGGCGAGTTCAGCGCGGCAACAACGAATGTGAACAGCGGGGTCGCTGCGGCTCAGGCGGCAGCGGCGGCGGCTCAGGCAACGGCTAACGCTGCGGCTCAGCAAGCTAACGATGTTGGATCAGAAGCGCTTCCATTCTCGGCATCGATAAGCCCGAGCGGGGTCACCGGAAGCGGCAAGGTCAACATAATGACCAACGTTGCGACATGCACGCCAGCTGGGGGCGTCGCGCCTTACGCTTACCTGTGGGGTTTCGTCAGTGGTGATGCTGTGACCATTCTAACGCCGACTGCCGATAACACCAGATTCCGATCCAGCAGCAGTTCTGGCGGCGTCTATTCATGCACCGTGACTGACAGCACGCCGGGAACGCCCCTCGTGGCCGTCGCGAACGTTGGCGTCTCTATAACAAGTACGTCGGAGTAAGGCGCGATGCCAGTCAACATCGGCTCTGCGGTCGCTTCCGCCGTGGGTGGTGGTAAACCCGCCTCATCGAGCGGTGGATGGACGGATATCATCCCGCTCCTGATCGACGCTGGCGGCAGCCTTGCGGGCGGTTATCTGGCCGGCAAAGGCGGAGAGGAGGCGGCCAAAGCGCAGGGCGATGCTGCCCAGCAGTTCGCGGCGCTCCAGCGTCAGGTCTATTACGACACGCGCGCCCTCGCTCGTCCGGGATACATGACGGGTGGAGCGGCCACGAACCTACTCGGCGCTCAGTTCGGAATTGCACCGCAGGATTACACGACGGCTTATGCCGGTGGTGGAGTTCCAACCGCAAACGGCGGCGCTGGACCTGAGAACAACTGGGGCGCCGGTCAACCCGTGGCCGGTCACTCTGGCGGCGGCGGCGCAAACGCGCTTACAGGCGCAGCCGGCTCCGCAATCGGTACGGTGTTTGGCGGCCCGATCGGCGGGGCCATCGGTGGCGCAGTCGGCGGTCTAATCCGCAATGGCGGCGACAGCTGGAAAACCCTCGCGACCGGTGCGCCACAGGGCTTCGATTATGATGCGTACTACAATGCTGATGCCGGACTCGCCAAGGAATGGGCCAAAGCGGATGTCCGCTCGCTCTTCAATGGCAACCGCGATGCCTATCTGTACTGGCACGCGCAAGGCGGCGACGGAGCATGGGACAAGGGCGCGCTCAACCCGCTTGAGGGCTACGAAGTCGGCGGCAACGGCCTGCCCACGCAGAAGGCCCAAGCTGGCGCTGGCGGTGCGGGAACAGGCAACGCACTTGCTGACCCGATGTCCGGCTTCATGTCGAGCCCTTATGGCAAGATCGCAACCAGCGGTTTCCGTGGTGTCGACGTTCCAGAGATCAATGGGGCTTATGCCCGTGGCGGCAAGGTTCTGTCTGGCGCGCAGTCGATCGCGCTGGATGAGCGCGGCAAGGCCCGGCTCGGCGGGGCATTCACCGACTACACAAACGAATTGAATAATCTCGCGGGCCTTAACCAGACAGCTTCAAGCCAGGTCGGTGGCGCTGCAAGCACCTACGGGGCCAATGCCGGCAACGCCATTACTTCGGCAGGGCACGCGAAAGCGAACGCCCGGGCCCCATCCTACAAG